GCTCAAGGCAATTGACAATCTAAAGATTGAATTGCAAAAGATTGTTGACAACGCAAAGGTGGCGCAACGCGCCATTGAGCGCGCGAATAAGTAAGGTACATTTATGCAACAAGCACAAACGGGTTCTGCGGGACCCATGAATCTGGACCAAGCGGCCCAGGCACTCTCTGCAATGCTGCCCGATGAGGGAGAACAGTCAATTGAGGAGACGTTTGACGATTCGCTGGAAGGCGAGTCGGCGGCGCCAGCCGATACATCAGCGGAAGATGCAGACGCAACCGATGATGTCACGGATGGCGAACAGTTAGAGGAAAGTGAAGATTCCGAGGAGGAGAAGCCAGATCAGACCTTTACCGTCAAAGTTGACGGCACTGAGGTTACTGTAACCCTGGACGAACTTCAGAAGGGATATTCACGGACTCAGGACTACACGCGAAAGACTCAGCAAATTGCCGAAATTCGACGCCAAGTTGAGTCGGAAGCTGAAGCCATTCGCGCCGAGCGTAGTCAGTACGCTCAGTTGTTAGGAGCATTGGAGTCGCAGGTTCAGCAAGCCGCGCAGCCTAATATTGATTGGGATCGCCTCTACCAAGAGGACCCCATCGAGTGGGTGCGGCAGAAAGAGGTGATGCGTGAAAACCAAGCAAAGTCGCAAGCTATTCAATTTGAGCAGCAGCGTCTAGCGGAAATTTCACAGCAGGAGCAAGCTCAACAGATGCAATCATTTTTGGCGCAGCAGCGGGATGAATTGCTGAAGGTTTTGCCTGATTGGAAGGACCCAAACAAGGCGAAAAAAGAGAAAGAATTGCTTATTGACTTTGGCCAAAAGGCTGGGTTTAGCGCCGATGAACTGAAGAACATATTCGACCACCGAGTCGTTAATGTGCTGCGTAAAGCGGCACTGTACGAGCAGATGATGACCAAGAGGCAGAACATCAAGCCGGTGACGAACAATGGTCCACGTCCTGCCAAGCCAGGTGCAGCAGGCCGTGTCTCCACGACAAGTGAAGCTACTCGCGCAAAACAGCGTCTTGCAAAAAGTGGTCGCGTTAACGACGCGGCCTCCGCAATTGAACTTTTATTGAAGTGAGTAAATTATGACTATCGTAACTAACACCTTCACCACCTTTGACGCCAAAGGTATCCGTGAAGATTTGAGCAATATTATTACCAATATTGCACCGGAAGAAACTCCGTACATGAGCAACATTGGCCGCGAGTCAATCAGTAACTCTTTGTTTGAGTGGCAAACCGATACCCTGGCAGCAGCCGCAGCCAACAAGCAGTTAGAGGGTGACGACGTGTCGTCATTTGATGCTGTTGTTGCTACTGTGCGTTTGCAGAACTATGCTCAGATTTCGCGCAAGACTATCGTCCTGTCCGCAACTGAGGAAGTGGTTAACAAGGCCGGTCGCCGTTCTGAGTTGGCTTATCAGATCGCCAAGCGCGGCTCTGAACTGAAGCGTGACCAAGAGTTCACCATGCTAAATGGTGCAGTTGCTGCCGCTGGTAACACTACCACCGCGCGCGGTACTGCTTCTCTTGGCGCATTTGTGAAAACAAACGTCGATATGCAGACCAATGGTACTAACCCTTCGTACACGACGCTGCCTAACAGCGCCCGTACTGACGGTAACGTGCGTACCTTCACCGAGACAATTTTGAAGAACGTCATCCAGCAAGTCTGGGCCGCTGGCGGTACTCCAAAAATCTTGATGACAGGTCCTGTGAACAAGCAGCGCGTCTCTGGCTTTGCTGGTATTGCATCCTCGCGTTTCAACATTGATGGTGGCGTAAAGCCTGCAACCATCATTGGCGCAGCCGATGTCTATGTCAGTGACTTCGGTAACGTGCAGGTGGTTCCTAACCGCTTCCAGCGCGAGCGTGATGCTTGGGTGATTGATCCTGAGTACGCAAAGATGACTACCCTGCGTCCTTACCAGCAAGTTGAGCTGGCTAAGACAGGCGACGCCGAGAAGCGTATGCTGATTGTTGAGTTTGGTCACAAGGTCTTAGCAGAAAATGCCCACGGTTTGGCTGCTGACCTGATTACTTCGTAATCAATCATGGAAGGGATCAGGGAAACCTGGTCCCTTTTTTAAATGAGCGAACCAAAAATATTTGACACAAACGCAGACCTTGGAATTACTCGGACGTGGCACTACGACGAGGAAACCGACAAGGCGACCATCCAGACAAGTCAAGATGTAACTGCCATCATTGAAGAAAACCGCAGCATCTATAACCAAGGTGAGAAGCACGACAAGTATGGCGAGTGGAGCCGTGTGGCGTCCATACCATTAAGCGTGTACTTCAATCTCAAGGCAGAGGGAAAGCTCGATGACGATGCGTACATGAAACGCTGGCTCAACGATCCCGAAAACCAATACTTTAGAACTCGACCAGGACAAGTATGAACTATGTAGCAGTCTGCACGCCAGCGCGTGATATGGTCCACACAAACTTCACCTACTGCCTGGTGAACATGGTGGCGTATCACACTATCAATACTACCGATGCCGTATCTCTCAAGATCATGCAGGGTACGCTGATACAGAACCAGCGCGCTGACCTGGCGCTGGACGCGATGGCCGAGGGTTGCACGCATATCCTGTTCATTGACTCAGATATGACCTTCCCGCAGGACATGGTCGGACGGTTACTCAAGCACGACTTGGACATTGTGGCCACCAACTGCGCCAGGCGCCGTATGCCTACCGGACCCACCGCGCAGAACTACAAGGCTGACGGGACCAGGGAGCTGGTGTACACCATGCCCGAGTCCACCGGCATTGAGGAAGTTGGCTCCATTGGTATGGGCGTGATGCTGATTAAGCGCAACGTCTTTGAGAAGCTGTCCGAGCCTTGGTTTGAGACGCCGTGGCGCCCAAAGGAGCGTGGCTACATTGGCGAGGACATTTTCTTTTGCCGTAAAGCGCAGGAGGCAGGGTTTAAAATCCACATTGACCATGACGTGAGCAAAGAGATTGGTCACATTGGCACGTTTGAATTCAAGCACGACCATACATGGGTGATGCGAGAGCTTGAAGAAAAGGAAAAGGCAACGTAATGGCTCTGACAACGTACACGGAGTTAAAGACATCAATCGGTGATTGGCTTAACCGCACCGATTTAACGGCTGCCATTGCCGACTTTATCTCTCTGGCAGAGGCCCAGATTGAGCGCCAACTGCGCACCAGGCAGATGATTACCAGGTCTACCGCTAACTTTTCCACAGAGTACGGCGCCGTCCCTGATGATTTTTTAGAGACAAAGTCACTCAAGCTCACCGGCACAAACCCCGTCACGCCGTTGGTGTTCCAAACCATTGACGCATTGGACGATCTGGCTAGACAATATTCTGCTGCCTCGCGTCCTAAATACTTTGGCATTGTCGGTGGCCAGATCAGGCTAGTGCCTACGCCAGATGCAACGTATTCCACTGAACTGGTTTACTACGCTAAATTGACAAAGCTGTCATCCACAGTAGCAACCAACTTTCTGCTGGCATCCAGCCCCGACATCTACCTTTACGGGAGTCTGTTGCAGGCTGCCCCATACTTGCAGGATGATGCGAGAATACCCGTATGGTCAAGCCTGTACGATAAAGCATTGAATGATGTACAAACAGCAGATGACCGTGGCTCTACATCCGGTGGGGCCATGTCTGCACGCGCAAGGGGATTCGGATGATTGTTACCACCACCAAGGGTGAGATGGACGACTCTTTGCTGGTGAAGCAAGAGGGCGCCATTGAGAACGATAACGAGCTGACCAGTTGGACTGAATACTGGTTGGATGGGGAACTGGTCCACAGATCGGTTCATGTACTGTTGAAAAAGAACGTAGCGGCAGAGGGTGTCGCTGCGATGATTGGATAATGAAATGGCAAAACTTGAATCGGGTTTAACCCAAGAAGGGAACTATCATCGCTAACACTCAGGCAATGTGTACGTCGTTCAAGGTTGACCTACTGAACGCGGTTCATGCGTTTAACGGCACTGGAGTACCTGCGCACACCGTATCCACGGCAGACAGTTTCAAGGCTGCCCTGTACTTGGCCAGCGCCACCGTGAACGCCACTACAACGGCCTACAGCGCCACCGGAGAGGTGAGTGGCACTGGGTATACCGCTGGAGGTGTTGCGGTCACGTTTGGCACTGCCCCGTCCTCCACAAGCACCACAGCGTTTATCACTCCCAGCGCGAGCATTGTCTACACGACAGTCACGCTGACTACAGCGTTTGATGCGGTGCTCCTCTACAACTCAAGCCAGAGCAACAAGGCAGTCAGCGTGCATACCTTTGGGTCACAGACAGTGACCGCCGGTACGTTTACCCTGACCATGCCAACAAATGACTCCAGCACCGGCCTGATTCGGCTGGCATAACCTGGGGGCAGCGATATGGCTGCATATGGCTCTGGCTATTACGGCAAGGGCGTCTACGGCATAGGCAATGTCGTTGTCAGCGGCAACCAGGCAACTGGCGCCGTTGGCACATTACTTGTCAACATATCCGAGCAAGAGGACGGCGTCATTGCCACCGGCAATGTAGGCACTGTCAGCACATCAGTTTCGGTGGCCGTCACCGG